CCGCTCAACCAGCGGAGGTTGCTGAAATGGTGCCTGAACAAGGACCAGACTGGGAAGGGGAAACAAGAAAGTTTCAATCAATGTATGATAGATCTCAATCAGAGGTTGATCGACTGAAAAAATTGGAGCCTATTGGAGACCTTCTTGAAAGTCGTCCAGATTTAGTTCAGGTATTGCAAGAAAAAATTGCAAACCCAAATGGTGGGTCAGAGCAAATGGCTCAACTGGACGAGAACGACTTTAACCCTTGGGATGCGTATTATAAGCCAGATTCGCCGTCGTATAAGCACCGAGTTGCGAAAGAGCAGGAGACCGTTGGGTCTGCTGTGAATCAAATTCGGAGCGAATTCGCACAGCGTGAGGCCGATACGCAACAACGACAATTCCTAAACGCTACCGTTAATGAGCTACGATCTAAATACAGCATGGATGACAGTCAGGTCTCCCAGTTTTTAGAATGGTCGGCGCAGCCAAAAGAGGCGGTGGGGTTAGGAAACCTCGTAAAATTATGGAAAGATGTCAAAGGAGCTCCAGTTCGTGGTAAAACATCAATTGATGCTGTGAAGGCAGTGCAACAAGTACCGCAGTCAGCGGGGGTATTGCAAGGTCAGCCAGCAGAAGTAGTCAGTGATGACGATAAAGTGTTTGACCGTGTTCTGTCAGCTTCTAAGCAAGGCAGACTCCCATAATATAAGAGGTTATTTTCCAAATTAAGGAGACATAATGGCTTATAAAATAGGTACAATGCTTTCGAGCAATGTAACTGAAGCAGCAACCACTGCTGGTGTAGGTCAGGCGCCCGATCAAAGACGATTATATGATTTCTCTGATCGTGTTGCAGAACTATCCCCTGAAGAATCACCGTTTTTTGTATACCTTTCTAAGGTAGCAAAAGCAGCTACGGACGACCCAATTTTCCGCTTCCTAGAAAACCGCACAAAGGTTGACTGGTCAAGCAGGAATTTTAGTCTTGCCGCTGCTGTAAATGGCGGTTCTGCGGTTAGCGCTGGAACGGCTTACTCTTTTGTTGTTGATGACGCTTCCTCAGCTAGTATTGACTGGCTGATAAAAGGAATGGTCTTTTCAGTAAATACCGTAGACTCAACCGCAGGTTGGGCACAGACACTCGTAAGAGTTGATAGTGCTGTTACCGACGCTGGTTCAACATCTACATTTACTGGAAGAATCATTGATGTTTCAAACGCAAATGTAAGTGGATACAATGTTCTTGCTGATAATGATCCCTGCCAAGTAGTTGGTACGGCATTCGCAGAAGGAACAGGATCACCAGACGCCTGGGCTAACGAAATTGAAGACGATTTTGGGTACACCCAAATCTTCAAGACCAGTGCAGAAATGTCGAATACATCTATTGCTACTCGCTATCGTGGATACGCTAGTGAATGGGATAGAATTTGGGCTCTTAAGCTTCGTGAACATAAAGTAGATATTGAGCGTGCCATGCTGTTTGGTCAGCGTGCACGGGTATCTAGCATCCAGTATACTGAAGGTATTGTGGGACACATTGTAAAAAATGCGAACCCAACTGCTGATGATTCGGCGCTTTCGTATTCGTCTGGAGCACCTTACTATCGTTCATCGACTGCCGCAGAGCTTACATACGACAGGTTCTTAAGTGATCTTGAAGTACTCTTCGATCCAGCTCGTGGCGGCTCCGCCGAGAAATTGGTTCTCGCAAGTCTTCCTGTAATTACCCAGCTTAATAAAGTTGGCGATTCAGGATTTCTTGATGTGTCTACAGCAAGCACCCAAATCCAACTTAATGCTCCTCTGGAGCAGAGAGAAGGAGCATTTGGTCATAAAGTAATGAATCTTGAAACTATTCATGGCGATCTTCACATTGTGAAGGAACCGCTATTCCGTGGCATTGCCAGTGGAATGATGTGTATGGTTGATATGGGTAAAGTTGCTTACCGACCTCTTGTTGGTAATGGTGTAAACCGTGACACTCAAATCGAAACCAATGTTCAGTCCGCAGACGAAGACCTTCGGAAAGATATGATTCTGACCGAAGCTGGTCTGGAAGTGACTCTTCCTGAAGCTCACGCACTCTATAACTTAGAAGGCGTATAGGAGTAGGTAATGAGATCTGCATATATTGAACAGAACAGTGGAGCTGGTGGGTATTTAGCACCATATCAGAGGATAACAGCAGCCGTGACTTTAACAGCAGTAGAAGATAGTGGGAAAGGCTTCTTGCTCGATTCCGCTGGTGGAGCGTATACAATTACGCTACCAACAGCTACGACAGCAGCAGAAGGCACAAACTACAAATTCTGGGTTGAAGAAAACACACCGACAGGGGCAATCACAATTGCCGCTGGAAGTGCAATTGTTTTCGGCAAGGTTAACGAAACTGAAGTGGATACTGGCGATGACAGTCCAGGTTCTAGTGCAGCTACGGGGGTATCAAATGTTATTTTGGGTACTTCCGCAATAAAAGGTGACTGGTTAGAGTTCACCTTTAGCAATGGAGCTTATTGGATGTTTGGTTCGTCAGCTGCCGATGGTGCAGTTACTACATCATAATCCGTAAGGATTACACCTTTTGGGTAGGTGGGGGATGGTCGTATAAAGGGCCGTCCCCAAAAGCCCTAAGATTTTTAAAAAGTTAAAATGGAGATAAGATGGCTATAAAATGTAAAGTTTTCATTCATGACACAAGCAATTTAGCAAGTGATGATGGTGATGATGATGGAAAGTTAGCAGAAGATGTTCAAGATTATGTGACTTCACATATTGGAACAGCAGATATTACGACTCAACTAAACATATCATCTACAATGATTGATAACGGAAGTCATGTTATGACATTAGTTTTATTAGAAAAAAACTAAGTTAACAATAACTAGGAGGCTAATATGCCTAAAGTTGGTAAGAAAAAGTTCCCCTATACAAAGAAGGGGAAACAGGCAGCAAAAAAATATGCCAAGAAAACTGGCAGAAAGGTCAGTAAGAAGAGGTATTAATGGCTACTTTTGAAGCGCAAGTAGAGGGACTTACCAGTCTATCTATTGATGGTAGCAGTGCGCCTACTCAGACAGAACTAACTCAGTTCTTGACCGATGGGGCTAAAGAGATACTTACCGCATTGCCAAAAAACAAGAAAGCGATGTATACTACATCTAGCGCCTTGGATAATAGCACCACATACCTGACGCTTGGCGGATCTGAGGTTTTAGGGGTTATGCGTGATGACGGAACTATAAATCAGCCATGTCGAAGAATTGCATCAACATTAAGCGGTAGAGCTCAGGATAGTGCGGAAATGATATACGGAACCTCAACAGATCCTGTTTGGTGGGTGGTAAATAATATATTAAGTATATTCCCCGAACCTGGAAGTTCTGGTGCCACTGTTCAAACATTAGCATATCCAGCCGTTGCATACGGTGACAGTTCTATAACAAAATTTCCAGATGAAGCGGAATACCTAGTTCCTATATATGCGTCTATTAAGGCTATTCAGAATGCATTAGGTGCTAAGGCTGGGAATTCAGATGTATCTACAGCCCTGACCTATATGAAGGCAGCGTTAGATCAAGCGGAAACAGCGGCTGATAAATTTGAAGCCACTACAGAATCAGTATTTGGAGATGAGGAGACTTTTTTAACTAGCAACTCTCAATTAACAAGAGTAAAAAATGCGCTTGACCAAGTATCAGATATAATAAACGGCAATCAACCGTCATCAACCACTGATGCTTTTGGCGCACAGTCATCTGAAGATATAGAGTTAGCTAAATCCGCACTCTCAATTGCGACTGTAGAAATTAACAGGGCTCAGGCTCACTTATCAGAATGGGTAGCTATTGGAGACATGAGAGTAAAGGAAATCAATTCTGCACTGGCTGAAGCTAGAGGATATGGAGAAGAGATTCAAGCAAGACTGTCTGTGTTGACGATGGAATATACTTGGCTTGAAAAACAGCAGGCAAAACTGCAAGTTGACTATGATAAAGGACTACAGGTGGTGGTAGCAGGATAATGGCTTTAACGGTAACAACACTAACAGAAGAAACAGCGTTTACTGAAGTGGCTTTAACTACTAGTACATCTTTTTCGACAACAGCATTAACAACTTCAACAGACTTTGACATTGTAGGCTCACTATGGGAAGATGCTGCTGAACTTCTTATTGGAAGCTGGGACGGTGCTACTTTAATTAACTGGGAAGACTTGGCTTGATATGGCTGTAAGAAGATTAACTGTAAAAAACATTATAAGCAGAGTGAGGCAGACTTTTCCTCAAGTACCTGAAACTTATTTAATAAATTTGATTAACGACGCCCTGTTAGAGGCAGGTCTATATAGGACAAAGGTCGAATATGCAAAAGCAACCACAGTTGCTGATCAGATGTGGTATGACCTTTCTGATACGGGCTCATCTGTGGACATAAACAAAGTTTTTAGGGTAGACTTTATGGACTCCGCTGGAGACTATATAAAGATACCGAGACTGATCGATAATGAAATACTTAAAATGGATGTAACATAATGGCGAGCAATCATAAGCACCCAGAAAACGATATCGCTTGGTTTATTGTAGGCGATAAACTTGCAATAACGACAACAAAAGGCACAGACTCAACCAGCGTTCATTCAAAGTCTGGAGATTGGAAAGCAATTGATGAAGCTGTCACAAATGGGGTTTTAATACATTATTATGCAGAGCCGAACACCGTAGACTCTTTAGATGACTATCCAGATTTGGATAATTCGATGCACGCTAGTATTATAGAATATGTGAAGTCAAAACTCTACATAGATAAAGCAGGGACTTCAAACGATCCGAATACAGCAGCTACTGCAATGAATATGTCAATGGTCCACGAAAAGAGTTGGCGGGACAGCATGGTAAAATTTGGATCTAGACGCCGTGATAAGATTGGCGGAACAAGAGTCGTGAAAACATTTGATTTGAGATAATATGGCAACATTAACTGGACAAACAATTGCAAGTAGCTATAAGGACTTGCTGCAAGTATCAAACTCAAACAGCGGAGTGGACTCTACATTAAGGGTTGTCTCTGATGGTGAGGCCACTGATACTGTATTATATTTAAGCAGTTCCGATGCTCAAATAGGAACAAGCTCTAAGTTATACTTTAGAGATACTGGTCTATACATAGCCTCTAATGCTGATGGGGACTTAGACATTGTATCTGACGGAACGGCAATTGATTCCATCAATGTAGAATCTGCTGGGGGAATTACCTTAGATGCTGGAACAGCAGGTAGCGGGGTTGCCTATGAAGATGACGGAGATGAGATGCTTCGTATCTTCAATTCTTCCAGTGATGTTATTTTTCAGATAAAAAACGATTCCAAAGATTTAGTTGTACAGCAGTATGATGGATATGAAGTTGTAAGGTTCTCAGACACCCGTGGGCGTATGTACTTCTACGATGAGGGAGGGGAGTATATCCAGTCCGACGGTACGGATATGACGCTTGCTAGTGGTGCCGATATTGACCTTACAGCTACAAGCGATGTTAATATTCCAGCCGATGTTGGTCTAACATTTGGTCATGCATCAAATCAGAAGATTGAAGGGGATGGAACAGACCTTGCTATTGATGCTACTGGAAACATTAATGTTACCTCTACTGTCAATGAAGCAGCCTCAATATATCTTCGTGCAAACGCAGGTACTTCAGAGACTGTAAAAATCCATTCAGACCAGGGTACCTCTGTTACAGAAGGAGCCGAATCGGTCACGATACTGTCAGATGCTGGCGGTATTGGTGTTCGTTCAACTGCTAATTTAGCCAATGCTGTCAATATAACAGCTGACGGCGGAACCACATCTACTATACAAATATTCAACGATCAGGGAACCAGTGTAACAGAAGGTGCGTCTTCTGTACAGGTTCTCTCCGACGCTGGTGGAGTTGAATTAAAATCCACTGCAAACTTAGCAAAATCAA